TGGCGGTGGTGGAGCAGGTGGAGCAGGATCTCCAGCTCCAGGTGTAACCGTTTCAGGAGCTGGTGGAGCAGGATCAGACGTAAGCCCGACTTTTCCAAGTGCACCTAATTCAGGAGTTTTTGCTGGTGGTGGTGGCGGTGGAGCAAACGGAGGTCCTACTACTGCAGGAGCTGGTGGACCAGGTGGTGGAGGTGCTGGAAATAATAGTGGAAGCGGTTCGTCAGGATCAGGAAATACTGGTGGTGGTGGCGGTGGAGCTGGGGGTGGCTCTGGATCTGGTGGTGCAGGTGGATCAGGAATAGTTTTAATTAAAGAGCCGGCGATTTGTAGACCTAAAAGTGCTTCAGGTGTTTGGGACATGAACACAGTTTACGATTTAGTTAAAGAAGGTGAGTGGCAAGGATTTAACGTTCAAAGTTACAGTTTAAATTATTTAGTAGTCGCTGGTGGTGGCGGTGGTGGTACAAGATACTCTGCTTCAGGAAGTCAAGATGGTGGTGGAGGTGGAGCTGGAGGTTATAGAGCTTCTGGTTTTGGTCCAAGTCCATTACAAGGTTCAGCATTATCTTTTTCTAACGTAGTACAAGGATCGAGTTATGTGGTTACAGTTGGAGCAGGTGGAAGTGGAGCACCTTTTCCTGGTGGTAATGGTACAAATGGAACAAATTCAATATTTAATGCTTGTGGAGCAGCACCTTTAAAAATTGAATCAACTGGTGGTGGTAAAGGTGGTACTCATGGCGGAAGTCATGGCGGAAGTCCTGGTGGATCAGGTGGTGGAGGTACTGCTGCAAGTCCTGGTGGATCAGGTAATACGCCACCAACAACTCCGCCACAAGGTAATGATGGAGCTACAGCTACAGATCCACAAGGAGCTGGTGGCGGAGGTGGAGCAACAGCTGCTGGTAATGGTGGAGCAGAGCCAAACCCTGGAGGTGCAGGAGCACCAAATTTAATTACAGGGTCTGATGTAACTTATTCAACAGGTGGTGCTGGAGGAACTTGTGGTGCTGCAGGAGGAGATAATACAGGAAATGGTGGTGATGGTAGAGGTAATAATAACCCAGCAGGAGCAGGAGGTTCTGGAGTTGTAATTGTTCGTGGACCTAGTGCATTAACTTTTGCTGTAGCACCTGGAACTAACTCAACATCTACTCATCCAGGAGGGGATAAAATTGCAACATTTACTGTATCAGGAACATTGACTGTAAGTTAAAAATGACTTATAAATTAGGAGGATAAAAATATGGCACACTTTGCAGAAATAAAACAAGAAACAGACGAATTCGATAGCTCAAAACAAAATTGGGTTGTTCAAAGAGTTGTGGTTGTAGGTAATGATGTATCTACAGCAGCGGGACCTCTAGGAGAAAATGATATGCACGTTGATGGTGAATCATGGTGTAGCAATTTTTTCAAAGGTGGAACTTGGAAACAAACTTCTTATAATAATAATTTTAGAAAAATGTATGCAGGAATAGGAATGATATACGATTATGCAAAAGATAAATTTTTAGGACCACAACCTTTTGCGTCATGGTCATTAGACGCAAATGATGATTGGAAAGCACCAATTGAATATCCTTCAATTACAACAGAAGGTGATGTAGGATATAGTATATATTGGGATGAGAATGCATACAACGCCGATAATACAAAAGGTTGGAAAGCAACTAAAGCAGACGACGAGGCGGAAACACCAACAGTTTACGATTGGAACGGCACAGCTTGGGTGTCCGCATAGGAGGACACAATGCCAAGAAATAAATCTGGCTCGGCAAATGGTGGTGTACTAGGAGTTTCTAATAAAACTTCTTTCGGAAAAAATACAGTTACAGCTAAAACATCTAGCACACCAAGTGCAGTTACAACACAACCAGGAACAAGATTTATTAATACATTAGTAGTAGCCGGTGGTGGCGCTGCTGGGATGGATAATTCAGGTGGTGGAGGAGCAGGTGGTGTTTTACAAACTAATTGTGTTCCAGTTTCAGGAGGTGAAGCTTTAGGAGCAGTGGTTGTAGGAGGTGGTGCAGCAACAAATCCCGCACCTGGAAGTGCACGAGGTGGAAGTGGAAATAATTCAAGTTTAGTAGTCGGTTGTACGACCTACACTGCTACAGGTGGTGGTGGAGGTGGAGCATCTCCTAACTGTGGTATAGCAGGAGGATCAGGCGGTGGTGCCAACGCTGCAGGAACTGGTGGAGCAGGAACTTGTGGTCAAGGTAATGCTGGTGGAAATGCATCTCCAGATTTAGGTGGAGATACCGGTGGTGGCGGTGGCGGAGCTTGTGCTGCAGGTAGTGCAGGAGTAGGAAACGCAGGATGTTCAAGTAATCCAAGAGTTGCTGGTGCAGGTGGAGCTGGTTTATGTATATCAACTTCATTTCCAGGAGCACCCGTTAGTGCTGTTGGCGGTGGCGGTGGTGGTGCAGCAGGACCAAGTCCAGCGCCTAACGTAAGAGAAGGAGCTGGTGGATTAGGTGGTGGTGGAGCAGGATCAACAGGTGCTGGAAACGCAGGAACAGCTAACACTGGTGGTGGTGGCGGTGGTGGCGGAGGACCAGGAGCTTCAGTGCCGAGTGGTGCTGGTGGTTCAGGAATAGTTATCGTAAAAGAATTAAATAAAGCAACTGGTGTGTGGTCAATGCAAAGTCAATTTCAAGCAAGAAAAGATGATACTTGGCCTCAACCATCGTTCACAGTAAATTACCTAGTAATCGCTGGTGGTGGAGGAGGAAGTACAGGTGCTTCTCCAACATTCACTGCTGCTGGTGGTGGAGGAGCTGGTGGTTATAGACATACTTCAAAACAATTATTTTCACCCGGAACATTTGCAGTAGTTGTTGGTGGTGGAGGAACTGCAGGGAGTGCAAGTAATCCTTTACCTGGTAGACAAGGAAGTACATCAAGTTTTGATGCCTGCGGAGCTTTAGAATTAGTATCAGCGGGTGGTGGATCAGGTGCTGATGGTTTCTGTGGACAACCAGGAACAAGTCCTTTTCCTTCTAACTACAAAGCATCAGCTCAAGCCGGTGGATCAGGTGGTGGTGGAGCTTGTCAAGGATCAAGAAAATGTGGAGCAGCAGGTAATACTCCTCCCGTAAGCCCACCTCAAGGTAATCCAGGAGGAACTGCACCTGGTAGCATTGGTGATGGTGGTGGTGGCGGTGGTGGAGCCGGTGGAACTGGAGGTAATAATTCACCTGCGGATGCGGGTGGTGCTGGTGGAGCAGGATCTTCTGCTTGGCCAGGTGACTGCACAGTAAGAGCCGGTGGTGGTGGCGGAGGTGGTGGTGGACCAACTTCTCCATCTCCTGGCGGTGGTGCTCCCGGAGCCGGAGGCTCAGGTGGTGGTGGAAATGGTGCAGCTGGAGCTCCAGGGAGACCTGTAAATGAAGCTGGCTCTGCAGGAACTGCTAACACAGGTGGTGGCGGTGGTGGCGGTGGCGGTGACTATACCGGTGGTAAAGCAGGTGGATCAGGAGTTGTATTAGTAAGATTTCCAGGTAGCATATCTGCGAGCGTTACACCTTGCACAAATAGTATAGCATGTGTTCCAGGACCTTCTACAGATAAAGTAGCAACCTTTACAGTATCAGGTAATTTTGTTATAAGTTAATCTGTGAAAGTCATAGATAACAAGGTATCAAAAACCCTTCAAAATAAAATTGAAGAGTATTTTTTACATGATAATTTTCCATGGTATTACAATAATAATTCATTAGGTAAACACGTTCCTAAAAAATATAAAACCATAACTAAAGATAGTTTTAACGAATTTCAATTAACTCACAAGTTTGTAGATGAAGGTAGAGTAAACTCGCCCCACACAAATATTATAATGAATTTATTAAGTGAATTAGATATGGAAGGAACACCTATTTTAAGATGTAAAGCAAATTTAAAATTTAAAACTAATACAAGAAAAAAACATAATATATTTCACATGGATCATAAAGATCCACACAAAGTTATGATATATTATGTAAATGATAGTGACGGAGATACCTTTCTTAAGATAGGAAAATCAATAAAAAGAGTGAGTCCAAAAAAAGGCAGGGTTCTCTGTTTTGATGGTAAAACAATGCACGCAGCTAACCACCCTAGAAAAACAAATAAAAGGTTGATTATAAATTTTAATTTGTTATAAAAATTAAAGTGGTATGAAAGTAAAAAGATGAATTTATTTAATCATTATTATTATTTTACAGGAGTAATTCCTCATAAAATTTGTGATGATATTGTGAGATATGGTAAAACCTTGTCTGATCAAATGGCTTTAACAGGTGGATTAGGCGCTGATCCAAAAAAATTAAATAAAAAACAAGTTAAAGATTTAAAACAAAAAAGAGATTCTAATATTGTTTGGATGAACGATAGATGGATTTATAAAGAAATACAACCTTATGTTCATAAAGCAAATCATATGGCTGGTTGGAATTTTGATTGGGACTATAGTGAGTCTTGTCAATTTACAAAATATGATAAAGGTCAGTATTATGATTGGCATTGTGATAGTTGGGAGAGACCTTATCAAGCACAAAATCAACAAGACCCCACTCATGGTAAAATAAGAAAGTTATCTGTAACCGTTTCTTTATCTGATCCAAAAGAATATAAAGGCGGTGAATTAGAATTTGATTTTAGAAATTTAGACCCTGATAAAAAACGTAATGTTAGAAAATGTAAAGAAATATTACCAAAAGGTTCTGTTATTGTTTTTCCATCTTTTGTATGGCATAGAGTGTGCCCTGTTACAAAAGGATCAAGATATAGTTTGGTAATATGGAATTTAGGATATCCGTTTAAATGACACCTACAATTCATAAATATAAAAATTTTTTAAAACCAAGTGAGTGTGAATATTTTATAAATAAACACTCAGAGTTTTTTAATCCAGAAAAAGATGAAAGAACTTTTAGCCATAGAAACACTCAGGTTATTACTGTTTACCCCTTTTCAAATACTCATACAAATTTTACTTATGAAGCTAAAAAATTAAATGGTCGTCTTGATTCTGCTGTTAAAAAAATAAATAACAAAGGATTTGTTAATTATTTTCAAATTGTAAAATGGTTAGAAAATTCTGATCAAAAAATTCACTTAGATTTTAAAAATCATTATTACACCAGCATTATCTATTTAAATGATAATTTTGAAGGAGGAGAGACTATGGTCAATAATATTAAGATAAAACCTAAAAAAGGACTAATGATATTATTTAGTGGAAATAAAATTAAACATGGTGTAAATACAATTAAAAAAGGAGAGAGATATACAATCCCTTGTTGGTATACAAAATGAGCATGACATTTCCAAATAAATTAAATTTAGAACATTATTTTCCTTGTCCTATTTGGTGGGCTGATCAACCTAAGTTTGTAAATAAATTAAACAAAGCTTCTGATCCTTACATTAAAAAATCTCAAAAAAATTTAAAAAAACAAATAGACGAAAGAAATAAAAAATTTGGTGATAAAGGGGATGCAGGGCAAGTATTTCATTCTACAACTTTAATAGGTGACCCTAAATTTAATGAATTAACAAAATACGTTGGTGCAACAGCACATAATTTATTAGGCGAAATGGGTTTTG